TAGTAGCACCATCTATATCTACTACGTCTAGGTTAGCTGTGCCGTCTACATCTATATCGCCTGTGACTGTTAGATCGTCTTGTACTTTTAGATCTACTACGCTAAGACTAGCAAAAGCATCAACAAATGCTGCCCCACTTCCTGCTCCGTCTGAATAGACTGCTTTAGTATCTCCAGGAGGAATAGTGATATTGGCTCCTGAGCCTTGTGAGATTATTATATTTTGCGATCCAGAGGTACCATTCTCTATAAACCAAAGCTTAGATACGGTATTCGGGCCTATAGTTATAGTACAAGCACTATCAAGAGTACCTGTATATTTTAAATATAGAGATCTGCCTGGGTCAGTAGAACCATCTGCTATTGTAGTGGTGTGTGTATCTGCGTTGGTAGTTATAGCTTCTGTGCCATAACTAAAAGCTTCTGATATTAACTCTAAGTTTGTGTTTGTAGATGTTCCCCAGGTTCCTGATTCATCACCTGTCGCTATCTCTTTTAATCTTAAATCATTTACATAAGTTGCCATTTTTTATGCTACCTCTTCCCAATCTGGGGTCTGTGTTTCATTAATTTCAGCAAAGGATGAACTTTGGTCAGTATTTATATTAGCATAATTTTTCGTTTGTGTTTGATTAATATCACTAAAACTAGAACTTTGATCATCTGTAATATCAGTATAATCTCTGGTTTGTTTGTCATCTATAAGTGACCATATTAATATACTTCCAACCGAACCTGTGCTTTCTACCCCTATAGGAGTGATATTTGCTTTTGAAACAGTAGACGGTTCTCCAACTGACGCTGACGCTGATTGACCAGTTATTTGAAAAGATATGCCAAAAGAAAGACTTATAGAGCCTAGAGCACTTGTTGCAGATACACCTGTTAAAGTTACATTTGCAACACCTGTAGGGACAATGGTTCCTACAGATCCAGTAGCTTCTTGACCTGTAGGTATTACATTGGCTTTTGCAGCCGTTGTAACGCTTCCTACTGCACTTGTAGAAGAAAGACTGGTTAGGGTAACAATTTCATTATGATAGACAATAACTGATCCCACGCTGCCTGTTGCACTTAAACCTGCTACAGGAACATTAGCCTCACCATCTACATCAACTGAAACTCCGCCAACAGTTGCAACGGCAGTTGGTAAGACTGCTACTGCATCACCATTAACCCCAACACCAGATACAGATGCTGTTGCTGATTGTCCTGAAGGGATGATATTAGCTTTCGCTACAATAGTTACAGAACCAACAGCACTTGTTGCAACTTGAGATGAGAGTATTTGATTTGCTTTTGCTACAACTGATGCTGTGCCAAGAGCACTTGTAGCTGATTGTCCTGTTGGAGTTACATTAGCTTCTGCATCTGTGGATATAGATCCTAAAGCACTTGTGGCTGCTAAACCAGATAATGTGACAGATATGGCATCAGAAGACCAACCTGCTGATCCCCAGGTACCACGTCCCCATCCTGCATCAGGCATAAGCCTAAGCTATTCTTATAATAGCTGTACTCGCTGCTGCTGCTGGAAAAACTATAGTAAAATCACCTGCTGTGGATGTTTTATCTCCACCAAAATCTATAGTAGCTACTGACTTATCGCCATTAGTATCGTTATAGATCATACAACCTCTTGCAGTAACAGTAGCTGTACCAAATGTTAAATCTGCAAAATCAGTAAATCCAGTAGTCCCAGAACTTGTTGGCGCTACTTTGGTTAATGCAGATCCTCCTGCTGTGTAGTTAGTGCCACTTACTT